GCTGTCGGCCTTGTCGTCGGCCGGCTTCACGCTCTTGTCTTCGGCCGGACCGGTCTTGCCGGCGCCTTCCGTGGCGGCCGCAGCGGCCTTCTCGTCCTCCAGGGCTTTCACTCTGGCGGCCTCGACCTCGTCGCCCGTTGGTTCCGTGGACTTTTCCGGCTCGTCGAGTTGCACACCCGACTCCGTCATGAGGATGCTCTTCAGCACCCCCTCGCTGACCTCGGCCTCGTCCCCGACCTGCGCGACCGTGGTGGTCTTGCCGTTCGGGGAATACTTGAAGGCCTTCGTGAATTTGACTCTCGGCATGGCTTTGCGCCTCCTGTTTACTGCGCGCCTCAAAGCGCTTTAAAAAGGGCCGGGGCCGGGAGGACCACCCTCCCGACCCCATGCCTCAATTCCTAGACCACCGGCTCCGGGGTCTTGTGCATGTCGCCGTTCAGGCCGTTCACGCCGACGTCCGTCGAGGCCGGGATCGTCAGGGAAGCCCGGACGAACTGCTTGTTACCGACGTAGCCGACACGATAGGTCGTGTCCACCAGCGGCGGCGCCGGGACCGTGTCGCCGATCAAGTCGAGGTCGGCGTCGACGACGGTATAGGGGCCGGCCAAGAGGTCGGCTTCTTCGATTGCGACAACGACGCCAGCGTTGACGTTCGCGCCGAATTGAATCAGAAGCTCCGCGCTGTCGCCGTCGACAACGTCAAGCCCCACGCTGTCCGCGTCCGCGACGCGGTTGATCGGCGACAGCAGGCTCGTCGCCCGCATGTCGCTCACTCCATCTCTCCTGGGCATGGTTTTCTCCTTGTTCCTGTGCCCTTTGTTTCAGTCAGAAGTCAGTCTCGGTCGATCCAACGACTACTGGATCTGCATGATCTTGATGGCGTCCGTGTTGATCACGTCGCCGCCCACGCGCTTGCGCGTGTAGAACTCGACGAACGGCTTGGCCGTGTACGGGTCGCGCAGGACGCTGATCCCGGTGCGGTCCACAACCTGATACGCCTCGGTCCAGTCCGCGATCGCGATGGGCAGGGCGTCCGTCGCCACGTCCGGCAGATCCTCGAACATGACCATCGCGCGGCCGAGCAGGGTTTCCGGCTCGCCGACCTGCAGCGAAGGCTGCCACAGGTACTGGCCGTCGTTGTCCTTGAGCTTGCGGATGTCCTTCTTCGTGCGGCGATTCATCGCCCACGTGCTCATGACCTCGTAGGCGGTCTTCAGCGCGCCCTGCAGGTCCAGCAGGTCATCGAAGGAAACCGCGCCGACCGCGGCCGTGATCAGCCGACCGATCGTCAGGCGATCGTAGGTCTCGATCGAGGCCGAGGCCCCGTAGTCGAGGAACCCGCGGGGCTTGCCCACGGAATCGCCGCTGACGAACGCCAGGTTCTCGGCCCGCGCGAACCTGCGCGCGACCTTGCCGGCGAGCCAGGTCTCGATGTTGACCGAGGAATCCTCGAGCAGCTTGTTCGTCGCCTTCGGGCGCGTCGCCTGCTCGTGGACCGGGATCCGCCACTTGCCGATCTTCGGCGTGTCCTCGTTGGTCGGCGCTTCGGTCTCGCCCACCCACTCGGCGCCGGCCTCGTCGTCGTCCACGATGCCCTCGAGGGCGTCGGTGCCGATCGCCTGAACGCTCGCGACCTGCCGCATGGGGCTGGTCTCGAAGACGCGCTCAACGATCCGGCCGGTCTCGTCGGGGCTCACCCAGTACCCGCCGTCCGGGTCGCTCTGGACCGCGAGCAGCTTCTGCTCGGCCAGGCTCGTGTGGAGTTCCTTGACGCGGGATACCTCCTTTTCGCTCCAACCCTTGCCGCCCTCGTCGCCGCCGCGCATGTACTTGCACAGGAGATCGGCATACTCCTGCTTCTGGGCGGAGACCTCGTCGTCGGTCTTGTGCTTGCCGAACGCGCCGCGCTTGATCGCGGTGTCGATCGCGTCGAGGCGATCCTTCACGGCTTCCTGGCCGGCGATCGATTCCTCGATCTTGACGATCTTGGCCTCGAGCTCGGCCGGGACCGGCTGGCCCTTTTCGAGGATCGCGAGCCTTTCGTCATTGGCCTTCTTGAAAGCATCGAACTTCGTGTTGATGCCTTCGATCAATTCCTGCAGTTCCGGGGGCATGGTTAGCCTCCTGTGATAGTGTTCGACAGATCCTGCAGAGCCTTCGCGAGGCCGTCTTGATCGTCACGAACAAGTACGTCCCAACCGCCCGAAATCAGGCGCTTGGCATCACGGCGAGACAGGCCTGCATCACGCAGGTTTGCCTCAAGCTCTCTCTTCCTCTCCGGCAACGCACCGGAGAAGCTGGCGCATTTGGCGGCCGTCACGGTCGCCTCAGCGTTCATCCCAAATGGAACCGGGCTGACTTCGAACAGCCCGACCTTCTTAAGGTTGCGGATCAAGCGCTTCTCTTCGCCCTCCTGGACGAACTCGAACCCCTGCGCCTCGTAACCGATCGACAGACCCTTGGGGCCGTTTGACGTGAGGAGGTTCCGAACCTGCTCGCTGATCTCGATCGGCTGCCGGCCAAGCTTATTGCCGGCGACCCAAAGGGCGCCTATGACGGCCAGGCCTTTCTCGTCCTCGTGCATCGAGGGCCATTCACCAACCGGCAGCTTCCAGTCGTGCATCCAGAACATTGCCGGCATCTGGCCCTTGAGCGTGAAGGCCTCGAGCGTCGCCTTGAAGGCGCCAGGCATCACACGATCACCCCCGAGGTCGACGTTACCGAACGTCGAGCCGTACCCGCTGAAGGTGCCCCGGTCGACGTCGATCTCCTTGAGGTCGAACTCAACGACCTTTCTCTGCTTCCCGAGCCCCTTGCAGCCCTCGAAGATCTGGTCGAGAATCCTGCGACGTTCGACCTCGTCAGGGAATGCGCCCTTGAGTTCGTCCGTGTCGAATGCTCGACGTACGAACTCGTCGCGACCTTCCCCGGTGTCAGGCTTCGGTAGTGGCATCGCTATCTCCTTCAGGCATACGCCATGGCGCATCTACAGTTGATCGTTTCACCTGGGGCGCCCGCTGACGGGTCGCCAGGGTAGCGCAGTGCGGCGCCGCCCACGTTGAACTTGTCGTTGATAGGGACCGTCTGCCCGTCCGCCTGGCGGTGCGTCTCGCGCGTCCGGGTGTCCTCGATCGCCACCCACTCCTTCGTGGTGGCGCCGAGGTCTTCGGCCGCCGCGCCGCCGGCATTGTTCATGGCCCCGTGAGTCTCGGTCCTGGCGATCGTCAGCGAGCGAGCGCGCGACAGGCCGCCAACCGCTCGCCGGATCGACCGGGCCAGTTCCGCCTCACCCATGCCCTCGTTGATACCTTCCTCGAGCGCCCGCTGCGCGATCCCGCGGGATCTATCGGCGATCGACGTGGCCTGCCTGAACGCGCGCTCCTCGACCCATTCGCGCATGAGCCGATCAATCAGGGCCTCGGTCGTTTCGTCCTGCTTCCGACTCTTGGCAAGCTGGACCTCGGAGAGCTCGACGCCGAGCAGGATGGAGACCTCGTAAGCTGCGGCCAGGATGGCCTGTATGCGTTCGCGGTGTGTCTGCGTGATGAGGTTCAGCCTGCGCGGCGATTCCGAGGCCACCCGTGCGAAGCGCCCGAACTCACGGCGCAAGCGTCGCTGGGCGATCCGCTCGATGCGCATGCGGCGGCGGTCTGCGATGGTGGCTAGGTTAGCCATTGCCGTTGCCGTTCCCGTTTGCTTTGGCCTTCGCCTTCAGATCCCCGATTCGGTTCCGACCAGCCTGGCCTGGCTCGCGCGGGATGTGCTCGCTACCAAACCCGGAGTCCCCGGTCGATTCCTCGAGCGTGATCTTGCCAGCGGAGACGAGGATGGCGTCGCCGTCGCCCTGACTGTCTTCTACCGGATCCAGGTCCACGAGCGCGCGCTTCTCGTTGGTGCTGATGAACGTCGACTGCTGGGCCGTCGTCCACTTCTCGGCGCGCCGCGAGGCCAAGGCGGGGATCTTGTCGAGGTCCATTGTGACCGTCGCGCCCGGGAAGTCCTCGGCGAAGAAGTGCGTCAGTTCTTCGGTCAGATCCATGCCCAGCGGGATGACCGTATCTTCCCACAGGGCGAGACGCGCCTGCTCGAAGTTGGCGAAGGTCTGGTCGCCCTGGATCGGGATGACCTGCGTGGGCACGCCGAACGCGCCGGCGATGTCGCGGCTCGCCACGTTCTTGCCATTTAGCCAGTCCATATCCTTCGGGGTCAACGCGATCTGCGTCCAATTGGCTCCGCCCCCGAGTATCATCGGGCGCTTCGCATTCCTCGGACCCATATAGCGCTCTTCCAGTTGGTCGCGAAGCTGCTTGACTTGCCCATCCGTAAACGTCTTGTCGCTGGTCATAACGCCCGATGGTTCGCACTGATTCTGAAGCAGCGCTTGGTTCCATTCGTCCGCGCTGTTCCGCTGGTCGACGCTGCGGGCCATCGACTCGATCGGCGACATGCCGAACCATGGGTTGAGCGGGTTGAACGTCATCCAGTGCAGGATGCAGGACCGGCCCGTGACCGGGTCAACCTCCCACCCGAACTTAATCTTGCTGTCTTCGAACCCGTACCCAACCGGTATCTTTCCGCCAATGTCATCGATGATTGGCCGGATGTCATATGAGGGCCAGACCCAGAGCTCTTTCGGGGGCGTGGATTCGCTGGGCGAAAGCTTCTCGAGGTACGAGTTGCCGGTGATCAGGCGAAAGGCCACCAGCTGGTGGACCATGCGCGACTTCGTCGTGCGAGGGTTCGGCCGCGCGAGCAGCTTGACCAGCGGATGCTTAGGCCCCGCGACCTCGTCGCCCTGCTTCACGACGAGCGGTATCGACGCCATGGCCTTGGCGATCACATCCACGCAGCGGAAGACGATTACGTTGGAGGCGTAACCCTCCTTGGCGAAGGCCTTCGTATTCCGCGGCATCCAGACAGCCTTGCCGAGTCGCTGCAGGCTGGCGATCGAGACGCGGACCTTCTGGGCGAACAGGTTGCCGAAGAATGAGGCTATAGACATATCACCTGGACCTCGTTACGGGTTGTCAGGTAGTTGATCGCGCCGCTCAGCGTGTCGACCTGGTCGTCGTGGGCCCCGGCCGGGAAGCCTTCGAGCTCGGCGAACAGGTCCTCGTTCCAGGGTGCGCGTAGGACGTCGATGTTGCCTGCCTCCGCCTGGGCGCTCGCCGGCCGCGCCCTGACCGCCTTCGACTTGGTGGCCTTTACCGTCCGCACATCGTGGCCGGCCAACGCCTTGATCAGGTAGTCCACCTCGGCCACGCCGGCCGAACCGGGGTCTCCCTCGAGCACGTGGGTGGTCTCGGGACCGTCCTGCTTGGCTATGTTCTTGATGGATTTCTCCACCATCGCCGGCCGTCCTCGGAAGCGAACGACGTCGAGAATAGCATAGCGCCCGTCGCATGCACGCATTTTCAGTCCGACCGTCCAGTCGGGGTCTGGGTTTGTGTGTGATGGCTCGGTCGCCGCACGGTCCCAATACCGGACGTCCTGGAACAGCGAATAGCCCTCCGCGCTCTGCGAGGCGGGCGCCTCATCGATGACCGGGAACCACCGCTTTTGGAAGAAGTCGCCGGCCGAGGGGCGAGCGTTCCAGTTGCCCACGAGGAGGCGCTCGCGCTCATACCGCGGCAGCGTCATCAGGTTGCTGCGGTAGCCGGGATCCGCACGCATCAGGGCGGGATTGTCCTCCAGGCGCGCCCCGATGAACGTGAAGGACCGCGGGGCCAGGCCGCGGGCGCTGAGCTCTTCGGGGTTGTCAGCCCAGGCGATATCTTCGTCGTCCCGCGCCATGTACCGCACCACGCCTTGGCGCTCGGGGATAGCCAGGCCGCTGTCTTCGTCGACCCACCAACGGATCAGGTCGCGGACCCAGTGGTCCGGGTCTGGATTCGTGGTCGCCCGAATGTAGGGCACCACTCCGCAGGTCGATCGGTTGCGGCTGAACAGATACCAGAACTGCGCGCGCGTAAAGTGCGTGAGCTCGTCCCAGCCGACCATGGCGATCTGCGAGCCCTGCCAGCGGTAGCGGTCCGAGTCGTGCTGCAGATGGGCGAACTTGATCACAGCGCCGGCAGGGAACTGCCAGGTGAGGTCGCCCTTGCGAGCGATGCCACCGAGGGCGGGATAGATGCCTTCGCTCTCGTCCCAGAGGCCGCCGGGCTCCATTATCTCGGGATAGGTTCTCCGGAAGATCACGGCTGCGAAGCCCTTGACGTGGACGTGGCGAGCGGCCTCGAGAAGCAGGGCGAAGGTCTTACCTCCGCCGGCCGCGCCACCGTAGACCGCGACGTCCGCAGGCGTGGATAGGAACTTCTCTTGTGGGCCCAGCTGCGGGCGGAGTTCGCGGGTGGGTGCTTCAGCGATCAACGTCGTCCCTCTTGCAATCGCAGCCGTCCTCGTGGCCTATGATCGGGCAGGGGAGAGGCCGAGGGATAGGCTTTGTCCTGCCCTCCCT